TGAATGTTGGGTCACGTCCACATATTTCCACCAACTTTTTCCTGATTGGGGTTATATCGACAAATCCAAATTTACTATAGAATGAGGTAATCCGTATTTTCATCAATTGTGAAACATCGAGGGACAAAGATATTTTCAGAATTTCATCTACGGACATCCCCACCGCCAAGAATAGAGCGATGATTGAACCCGCCGACGATCCAGAAATTTCTTTGACGTCGACGAGATTACTTTCTCTCGCCTTTAGAGCTCCTATAAGTGAATAAATTCCCATAGAAGCCGGTGCCAAGACGAGGTACTTCATCCTCTTATTTAGTAGAATTGAGGAAATTGACGACGCAAAATCGCGAACACGAGGGCGAACACCACCGCGTGGGTAAGAGCGGCTGGGAGGCTGGTCTGACCAGAGCGGACGACGCCACCAGACCCTGGTGGGAGGGTGAGGAGGAGACCTGGGCTGAGAGCCAAGAAGAGGGCGGTGGTCACGAGAAGGTCGGTCTTGGTGAGAACGAGACCCATAGCCTTGGCGATGAGACTGTAGACGAGGAAGAAGACGAGCGCGTGGAAGAACACAGCCATTTGGTTGGTCTTCCCGTTCCTGAAAGCGATCTTTTTGCCGTCTGTGGTGAGAAGAACACCTGGGCTGAGCGCCAAAAAAAGAGCGGCGGGGATGGCAACTTTTTGAGATGTGAGGTCTGGGAGCATTTAATATACACGGATACTATTTTTTGCAAAGTCCATGAAATCGTATACATTTGCACCCCTGAGCATTTCCTCATAGAGTCCATTTTCCATCACACTTCGTCTGAGGTTTCTCCAAATGTGACTAAGACGTTCTTCAAACCATATGGTCTGTTCCTGGTATTCCCAATTCACCCGCGTCATAGTACCGTCGTGTTCCGTAAAACAAAATTCTACAAAGTCCCAATAATCCCCTGAGTAGGTGATACTGGCGTCTTCGAGTAAGGTTCTGGTCATATTCCAGAACATTGTGAGTTCATCTGAGTATTTGACTTCCCAGTCATGCATATTCAGAGGAGTGTCATCGTTAAATTCTTCGTCATCACTGGCATATGATTCTAGGCCAGTGGTTGCTTCGTATACATATTGGCTCCAAACCATTTGTACTACTTATCTTCTTTTTCAGGTTTTTCCTTTATACCAGTTAATGAGATTGTGGTAGATTCTTTTACTTTTAATCCGTCCTGGATGGCATTTAGGGCTCCTTCGACCTTTGCTTCGTCTCCTGCAAAAAACTTCAAAAGTCCATCCTTGATTGCATCCTTACTCATACCAGATTTCCTGACACTTTTACGGATACTGATTTTACCCTTTCTGAGGTTAATGGTATCAATGCCCTGACCAACCATATGCTTCTTCACAGCCTCTTTGAGGCGCTTCTCCTCCTGGTTTAGAATCTTGATATCAGCTTTTGCTTCTGAAAGTTGTTTTGTGAGGTCTACGAGCTTCGAAACGCTCTCCGATAGTTCACTAGGCACAGTGGTCATTAGTACATACCTATGTCACCTAATCTTTAAGCGCACAAACCACGCTGCATTGTGTCTGGGACAATTGTAGAGTTGTTCCAAACGAAGGGGTCCTTGGGGTTGGGGGGATCCGCGCGAATCTGTTGGTTCGCGTTGCGAAGGTTACCACCCACGGTCTCTGGGAAACCAATCTGCTGGCGGGGCTCGAGGAAGTTCTGACCCTTGAGGATGTCCTCTGGGGCAAATTGACCAAAGTCCTCATCAGAGGCAACTTCGCGGGGGAGGAGGGAGGACGCGAGCCCTGTACCCTTGTTCATGCCAACGTTACCGGCCTCACCTGGAGCCGCAGATGGTCCAGCACCTGGGAAGGCGGCATACTCCTTGATGCTGTAATCAGATTTGTCCATGCAGTTGAATAGGAAGTACACTACAACCATGACGGCCACGATCATCACAAGTTGTTGAACACGGGCGTTCTTCATTGTCTTTTATATATCTTTATATTATTTTTTTTTAATCGGTAAAGGCATATCCTTCTGGGTATGTATCCGTGATCGGGTCATCGTGAACCCTGATCTGAACAACATTCCAAGATGGACCAAAATTTTTCTTGGCGAACCAAAGTCCAGCGAACTCGAGGATGACATCACACATCTTACCTGGTTGTACAGATTCAATGTCAATACCTTCCTGTTTAGAATCATATACCCTGGTGACATCGAGGAGGTCGCCTGTGATTTCCTGACTGAGGTGGCTGGAGGTATACGCCGATGTGATTACATTATCTGACAATTTTCGGTTAAACCAAGTCTCACAATTCTCAACAGCTGCCACGAGGTTGCCTGTGTCAACTTCTTGGATCTTGTTCATATTATCATCAGAGGAGAGATTGAAAACAAACTCCCCTGACACATCTACAACCTTAACACCGTTGACTTGCACGAGGCACTTGCGCTTTTCATCAGTCAATGCCTTGACAAAGTAGAGACCATCATCACCTTTTACTGGGGGATTGTATAACATGTTATACCTGGATTATGTCTCATTTCTTTAAACCGATGAAGGGTATAGCTGCAGCTCCCCTGAGAACCGAATTTGGAACCCAGTTATTTCTACGAGCCTTATACCCATACAGAGTTTTCGACGTGTTTATATTTTTGGGAATTTTTAGAGCCTGCTCTGTACGAAGTTTGAATTCATTCTTCACATACGCATTTCTATTGTTCGTTTTCCACGTGAGTGAATTCAAATTGAATCTTTGATTCCCATTTGTATTTTGATATCCCTCAACTTTTGTATTTTTGACTACAGGTTTTAGTCCATGTACGAGTTGTTTGGATAAACGTTCATCTGACGGTTTCGTAGTGAAATATGCATATCTCGCTGGGTCAATCTTGGTGGCCCTGGTGACAGAGACGTGTCCGGGGGGTGGGGTCCGTTGTGTTTTTTTGACAATCTTTCTCTTAACCTTCCCGAAGATGTCTTCAATTGAGTTGCCCGTTTTGATACTTTTATCAACCATCTGTGCGAGTTTTACGAGACGCTGTCGGTCCCTCTCCTTCTTTTCAGGACGAAGTTTGAGTCTATGCATGAGGTAGATATCCTCAATTAAAAAGTCTCTACCCGCTATAAAGACATTTTTGTTCACTATAAGTTTATTTGTGACTACATTTCGGTATGTTATACCTTTACGCTTCGTTAGAGCAACCTCATATCCAAACTCTTGGGGTCTCATCAATGGAATGTCTAGGATTCCACCAACATTGAAATCTTCAACACGACCGGACTTTGGTGAATACAAACGTATATTGAGGTCAAGTGCGAACAATTCCACATCGATGAATATGTCACCCTTTGAGGGTGTGTTACCTTTTCGGGTTTTCTTCTTCTTGATGAGTGTATACCTCCTAGTGACATAGGGACCAGACTGTTTGAACCCAATACCAGCGAATTTGAAAATTTTGGGATTCTTCTTATTCATCGCGATGATACGATTCTTTACACGCATGTTGAGATTTTTCGCAATTTGCCCCAATGTATTCCACAAGATAAGTTTGAGTGCTTGAAGTTTTCCAAAGTATTTGGAGTTCATCTGCATACGGGGAACAAACTTAGCATCGATATCACCAGTGATTATGCGGTCCTCGTAGGGTACATACATGTTAAATGCTTCACCGCCACTAATGATGAGGTCCCCCATGGATTTCACAACTTTGTTAATTTCACTTACAGTTTCCAAAATGATATCTCGAATGGAATCAGTGACCACAACATACGCAATTTTCTCAAGATCTTTGTTTGGATATTTGGTATGTAAACGCGCCCTGAATTTTCCCAAATCTCTCTGTTCGTTTCTCTCGTAGTACTTTTTCAACTTGACATCCTTGAACAGAAGATTTTCATCTATATATTTGGAGATGGTCGTCTCTGGGTAAATCTTATCATCCATTAATATAGAGATATATAAAAAATTATTGACTTAAAGATTTCACCTGTAAGAAAGATATAATGTCTCTCGAAACCATTCAAACCGAACTCGCCGCTCTCCGCAACGACATCAAGACTCTCACCAAGCTCGTCCGCAAGGTCAAGAACACCCAAGAGGACCCGGATGGTGAGAAGGCCAAGAAGCGGTCCGAGAACAACGGCTTCAACCGCAAACAAGAAATTACACCTAAGTTGAGGGAGTTCCTGGCTCTTCCAGAAGGCGAGCTCATCTCTCGTTCTGAGGTGACCAAGTTTATCAACAAGTACATCATCGATAAGGGCCTCAAGCATCCCGAGAACGGTCGTCAAATTATCCTCGACGATACGCTTAAGGAGCTTCTTTCCCCACCAGCTGATACACAAGTCACCTACCTTAACCTCCAAAAGTTCCTTTCCCCCCACTACATCAAGAAGGAAAAGGCTTAAAAAAATAACACATCCTTATAGTAAGAATGTTTGTTGAAAAAACTCAAATCGAACAACTTGTTGGTACAAAGATCAAAAACCTTGATTTGTACCAAAAGGCCTTTACCCATAAATCTGCTCTAAAAGAATATGAACAATTTACTGAGTCCTTCGAGACTTTAGAATTCATTGGTGACTCCGTCCTAGGTTTCGTTATTACCAAATTTCTTTTCGATAGGTACGAAAGCCGCCAGGAAGGTTTCCTCACGAAGGCTCGTACCAAGCTTGTTCGTGGTGAAACTCTGGCACATATTGCAAGTCACCTGGGACTTCAGAACCTCATTATCATGGACGAGAAGGGAATGCGTAACGGGTGGAACAATAACCCCAAAATTCTCGAAGATGCCTTCGAAGCCCTCATTGGAGCCATCTATATGGACATCGGTCTCATCCACGCGAAGGAGTTTGTGTTGAGAATATTCACAGATCCCAATATTGTTGATTTGAATATCATCATGATTGACGATAATTTCAAGGACCACCTGATGAAGTACTGCCAGGTCAATAATATGGAACTCCCAGAGTACCGGGTGGTCGGTCAATATGAGGGTCTCTTCTACATAGACATCTACATTCAGAACGCGTGTATGAGTAGAGGAATTGCGAAGAGTAAAAAACAAGCCGAGCAAAATGCTGCTCGTATGTTCTTTCAGGTGAAAGATGAGCTTAGAAAACAGGAGGAACTTAAAAGTAATAGCCCATAGGTATTTAATATGCATCCCAATGTTAAAAGGCTTTTGGATCTTGAATTCGATGCACAGCGAAGTGAGGCCTGGTTAAAATTGCGTGGGAACATGCTTACAGCCTCAGACGCAGCCGCGGCTATAGGCGCGAACAAGTACCAAACACCTGAGGATCTTATCCGGAAGAAGTGTGGACTTGGTGAACCTTTTCTGGGCAATGAGGCGACCGCTCATGGGACTAGGCTGGAACCAGTCGCGTGTGAAATGTTTGAACAGAAGTATGGTTTGAAGGTATATGAATTAGGGTTAATTCCGCACGAATCTTATCCATGGTTGGGTGGATCCCCGGATGGTCTTACAGAGAATAACTGTTTAGTTGAGATTAAATGCCCGTTGCGCAGAGTCATACAGCCAGGAGAAGTACCCCTGTGCTACGAAGCACAGATCCAGATCTGCATGGAAATTATGGACGTAGAGAGCTGTTATTTTGTACAATATGCAGATCACTCAGTGACGTGGCCGGCACCAGAGGTGTTTGATGTC